ATTAAAGGGTCAGATGATTTCCATACTTGGGCTTCAGAACAGCCACAACAGATTCAAGATTGGGTATATCATAATCCTGATGATGTTTCTTTAGCATCAAAAGCTATTGATCTTTATAAGCTGGAATCTGGGAAAGGACAAAGCTCTTCAAAAAGACGTTCAAATTCTAGGCAGCAATCTCCACAGTCTGCCGCTGATATGGTTTCTACTAAAACAACCAATGTAGAACCACAGCAAAAAAGGATTTGGACAGAAACTGAAATATCGAAAATGTCCCTTGATCAATTTGATAAACATGAAGCAGATATTCGTTTAGCTATTGACGAGGGGAGAGTTCGTAATATGTAAATTCTTTTCTTAAGGAGAAATAAAAAATGGCTTATAACCAGAGTGACCAGTTTTTTGAGCCGAGTACAGATACCAATGCTAACTTTGGCAACTCTGTATCGGGTCAGAATAACTCGTTTTTCTTGCCAAAGGTCTATTCCAAGCAAGTTCTAAACTTCTTCCGTAAAGCGTCTGTAGCAGAAGCTATAACGAATACGGATTATGCTGGTGAAATTGCTTCATTTGGTGATTCGGTAAGAATAATTAAAGAACCTGAAATTACTGTGTATCAGTATGAGAGGGGCGCAGATGTAACAGCAACTAAACTGACTGACCAAGAAGTCACGTTAATTGTTGATACTGCTAATGCATTTAAGTTTATTGTTGATGACATTGAAACAAATATGTCTCACGTAAACTTTCGTGATACAGCAACATCATCTGCTGCTTATGCTCTTCGTGATGCTTTTGATGAAGGTGTAATTGCTTCTATGTTCTCAGGTGTATCAGCGTCTAGTCCTAATCATGTGTTAGGTTCTGACAGTGCTACTGACCTTGCTTCTGGTACTTTTGATGGTACTGGTAATCTAGACATTGGATTTGACTCTTCAGAGCATGATCCTATTGATGTCTTAGGACATATGGCGCGGCTTCTTGACGAACAGAATGTACCTGAAGAAGGTCGCTGGTTCCTTGCAAGTCCTGACTTCTATGAAGTTTTGGCTTCAAGTTCTTCCAAGCTACTTTCTGTGGACTACAATGCTGGTCAAGGTTCAATACGAAATGGTCTAGTAACTTCTGGTCTATTGCGTGGATTTAATATGTATAAAAGCAATAATATTGCCGATACTTCTAATGCGGCAGGTAAGTGTATTGCAGGACATATTTCATCTACAGCAACAGCTCAGACAATTACGAGTACTGAAGTAATTCGTGATCCTGACAGCTTTGGCGACATTGTACGTGGTCTTCACGTATATGGAACCAAGGTACTTCGTGGTGAAGCATTAGTTTCTGCCTTCTACGGCATCGACTAATTGTAAGTTAAGAGGAGGGGGTTACTTAGGTAGCTCCCTCTTTTTTAAAATAAGGATTATTCAATGCCTCAATTAGGTAGCGACGAAAAACCTTTTATGGTTCATCCTAAAGGAATCGTAAGTAAAGAAAGCCGTTTTAGGAAAGGATTTAATAAAAAGAAATATAGTGAAAACTATGACCGAATTTTTAATTCAAAATCTAAAAAAGATAAGGCTTAGATTATGAAAAAGGTAATGGACAATAGTAGAGCGGCATACAATCAAGGGAGTTATGTTTCTGTTCAAGAGATGGAACGTCACTGTGGTAGTAAAACTGTAAGACCAAATGCTCAAGGTTCTGGTGGGACAAAAGCTGTAGCAATTGCTATTAAGGTATCTGAATAAAATGGCAGCAACATATCTTATCCTAGCTAATGAGCTACTTAGAGAACTGAATGAAGTTGCTTTAACCAGTTCAACTTTCTCTTCAGCAATAGGTATTCAAGCACATATCAAAGATAGTATTAACAGAGCTTATCTTGATATTGTTAATGAAGAACCTCAGTGGCCTTTTTTAGCTACTGCTCTTAGTGGGGCTACTGATCCTATGTATGGCAATGTCTATGTAGAGACAGTTGCAGGAACAAGATGGTATACCTTGAAAAGCAGTAGTTCTAGTTTGACTACTGACTATGGTGCAATTGATTGGGATAATTTTTTATTAACTACTGTAGGTGTATCAGGGGAAACTGCTCCTTATACAGTAAGAAACTTAAGATTCACTACTACAGAAGAATGGAAAGATTATTTTAGAGTTTCTCAAAATAAAGATGATGCAGATACTCAAAATTATGGAGTCCCTTCTAGAGTTATTAAAAGTCCTGATCTTAGAAAGTTTGGGTTAAGTCCTATTCCAGATCAAGTCTATCGTATTTGGTTTTATGCTTATGATCTACCAACAGAATTATCTGCACATGGAGATCAAATAGTTTTCCCTAACATTTACAAACCTGTCCTTTTAGCAAGGGCTAGATATTATATTCATCAGTTTAAAGAGAATCCTCAAGCATCAGCTTTTGCTGCAGAAGATTATAAAAGAGGATTACGTCTAATGAAGTTAAACCTAATGGAGTCTACGCCGGGATACTTTAAAGACGATAGGATAAGGTTCGTATAAATGTCTCAGCCTTTTGCTCTTGCATGTCGAGGTGGTTTAAATGTTAACTTGAACCAACTTGAAATTATGGGTCAGCCGGGGTTAGCTACAGAGTTACTTAACTTTGAAGTAGATCCTGATGGTGGCTATAGGCGCATTAATGGATTTACTCAGTTTGGAGGAAGTTCTACAGCTAAACCTAACTCAGCTAACGCTATTCTTGGAATGTTTGTGTATGCAGATGGTTTAATTGTTTGTTCTGGCACAGGTATATTTTTTAGTCAGGATGGCACTAGTTGGTTAACATTAAACAAAGCTAGTGTTGCAGGAGGAGGCGATAATTATTCTACCTTTACGGGACGTTCAACTGCCGCTAGAACAGGTCAGCTACAATGTACTTTTGCATTATTTGAAGGTACGACTGACTACGGTGAAGTTTTAATTTGTGATGGGGCTAATGAGCCTTTCTTTTTTAAAATGACCGGAACAGGTGGTTTATCTTCTAGAACTTTTTTTGCAGGTGAGATTACAGTTAGTAGTACAACAGCTCCTAAAGTGGGGGTTATGCATGAAAATCATTTTGTTGTAGGAGGTGCTTCTACAGCTAAAAATACTATTTATTATAGTTCTAGTGTTGATCCTGATTCATTTAGTGGTTCAGGAGCAGGAAGTATAGTGCTTACAGATGCAGTTGTAGGTCTTGCTAGTTTTCGTAGTGACTTAATTATTTTCTGTAAAAATAGTATTTTTAAATTAGTTAATATTAGTGATAGCGATAACATTGCAGTAGTCCCTATTACAAAAAATGTAGGTTGTTTAGATGGACAAAGTATTCAGGAAATAGGAGGCGATCTTTTATTTTTAAGTCCTGATGGAATTCGTACTATTGCAGGTACAGCAAGAATTGGTGACGTAGAGTTAAGTTCTGTTAGTAGGCAGATTCAAAAAATAACGAGTGTTATTGCTGGGAATATTGATAATTTTATTATTAGTAGTGGTGTATTAAGGAGTAAGTCTCAATACAGACTGTTTTATACAAATGTAAGTCAAAGTTCTTCGCTATCTAAAGGAATTATAGGCACACTCACTCCTAATGGTTTTGCGTGGTCTGAGACTAAAGGAATTCAGGCTAATAGCTTTGCGTCAGGACTAGATAAAGATGGTATAGAACAATTATATCATGGTGATAATGCTGGTTTTATTTACAATCACGACACAGGAAATGTATTCAATCCAGCGGGAAGTGCTTCTAATGTTGAGGCTATTTATTATACGCCTGATTTAGATTTTGGAGATATTGGAACAAGAAAAACAATAAAGTACATAAAAGTTTCTGTGACTCCTGAAGGAACAGTTCAACCTGAATTAGATGTTAAATACGATTTTGAAAGCGCAGATACACCTCAACCCTCTACATATACATTAGATAGTATACCTTTACCTGCTACTTTTGGAACTGCTGAGTTTGCAGATGCTGAATTTGGAGCTGCTGAAAACCCATTAGTTAGGCAAGCAGTAGAAGGAACGGGGAATACTTGTGCATTAAGAATTAAAAGTGATGATCAAAGATCTCCTTATTCAATTAATGGATTTTATATAGATTATATGCCTTCAGGTAGGAAGTAGATAAATGGCTTATTCATATACAAGACAAAGTACAATCTCTGATGGAGATACGATTACAGCAGCATTATTTAATAATGAATATAACGAGTTATTAAATTCTTTTGCTTATTCGTCTTCAGATGCTGCTGTTACAGGACACAGGCATGATGGTTCTGCTGCCCAAGGTGGTAGTATTTTTAGAATTGGTGATCTTGATTTTTTAAATAAAATTGAAGCCGACAGTACTAACAATAGATGGGGATTTTATGTACAAGTCTCTAGCAGTGCTGTTGAACAAATAAGAGTACAAGATGGAGCAATAGTTCCAGTTACTGATAATGATATTGATCTAGGTACTAGTTCATTAGAGTTTAAAGATGCTTACTTTGATGGGACAGTAACATCAGATGCCTTTGCAGGGCCGCTAACTGGTGATGTTACTGGTAATGTTTCAGGCACTGCTGCCACAGTAACTACTGCTGCACAATCTAATATCACTTCTTTAGGGACGCTTACAACTTTAACTGTTGATAATGTCATTATTAACGGTACGACTATTGGTCACACAAGTGATACTGACTTATTAACATTAACAAGTGGTGTATTAACTGTTGCTGGAGAAGTTGATGCAACAAGTTTAGATATTTCTGGTAATGTAGATATAGATGGTACAACTAATTTAGATGCTGTAGATATTGATGGTGTAGTACAAATAGATGGCGCAACTACATTTGGTGTAGATGATACGGGTGTAGATGTTAAATTCTTTGGAGATACAGCAAGTGCTTACCTCCTTTGGGATACAAGCGCAGACAAACTATTAACGGCTGGTGGGGCAGTCATTGATATTGTTAAAGATAAATTACTGATTGGTGGTACGGCTGTAACAACTACAGCAGCCGAATTGAATGTATTAGATGCGGTAACAGCAGGAACAGTAACAGCTAGTTTAGGTGTTGTTGTTGATTCTAATAAAGATATTGGGACATTTAGAAATATTACTTTATCAGGTGAACTTGATGCAGGTTCATTAGATGTAAGTGGTAACGCAGATATAGATGGGACATTAGAAGCTGACGCAATTACAGTAGATGGTACAGCTTTAGATGAATACATAGCTGACACAGTTGGAGCTATGGTAGGTTCAAATACTGAATCTGGTATTACAGTAGCTTATCAAGATGGTGATAATACTTTAGATTTTACTGTAGGAACTCTTAATCAAGATACTACAGGAACAGCAGCAATTGCTACAACGGTAACAATTACTGATAATGAAAATACAAATGAAAATAATGCGCTTATTTTTACATCTGGTGGAGATTTAGATGGAGGTAATCTAGGTTTAGAATCTGATGGGGATCTTCATTACAATCCAAGTACAGGCTTATTAACAGCAACTTCTTTTGCAGGAGCCTTAACAGGTAATGTCACGGGTAACGCATCAGGTACTGCTGCAACAGTTACAGGTGCTGCTCAATCCAATATAACTTCTCTAGGTACACTCACTACTCTCACTGTCGATAATGTAATCATAAATGGGACAACCATTGGTCACACTGATGACACAGATTTATTAACAGTAGCAGATGGTGTTTTAACGGTAGCGGGTGAAGTCAGCATGACTACGCTAGACATTGGTGGAACTAATGTCACTGCCACAGCCGCAGAACTAAACATTCTGGATGGAGTAACTTCAACAGCCGCAGAACTCAACATACTCGACGGTGTAACCTCTACCGCAGCAGAGTTAAACATCTTAGACGGAGTGACTGCGACTACAGCAGAACTTAATTATCTCGACATTACTACGCTTGGAACCACAGCAGCATCAAAAGCTGTAACAGCAGATGCCAATGGTGTTGTGACACATGATGCGGGGACTTCTGGAGAATATACCGCAGTTACTTCATCAAGTAACGCAGTGTCTTTGAATCTGCAATTAGGCGACAACTTTAGCCACGATCTTACTGAGAACACAACTATATCTTTTGCTAACCCAGCATCCAGTGGCAAGGTATCTACAGCAACACTTAGGATCATTCAAGGTTCTAGCGCAAGAACAATCACATGGCACTCTAGTATCAAGTGGGCGGGTGATGAAGCACCTACACTTTCAACGGGGGATGATGACGTTGATGTTTTTGTCTTTTATACAGTAGATGCGGGAACAACTTATTACGGCTTCACCGCTGGACAGGATATGAGTTAATGAGTGGTGCAACTAAAATATTGATGGGTAGTGGTGGTGTTGATCTAC